AACAGAACGAATTAGGGGTTCTGAACGGAGAGCGAACTCGAGAAGGCGGTCGTATGCCTTCTGTACGAGACCAGCACCGCCAACTGTACCACCGAGCGAACCGCTCGTGGTATCTGTATATGCGTTTGCCATTTTTTTTAGTCTCCTTGACTATGAACGGATATTATTGTTGTCCTTGCATCAGTGAGATTAACTCTTCCATGGAGCTTGCATTGTCCATGCGTTGCTCTAGGTCCTGTGCTCGGTCTGGTGTAACGGCACCCTGGGTCATGACGTCTTGCTGACGTAGTGTCGCAAGATTTTGTTCGTCACGCTTCTGTGATACCTCTATACCAAATAGGTCAGCGTTCTCGTCTAGCCAGTTCGATACTGCCTCTTCTGAAAAATCACCATCTAAATCCTTTAGGACTAGACGTGCTGCCTTCTGGTTTACACCCTTCTTTTCTAGTACTGACTTAACGGTAGACTCACGCTGCGCCTTGGAAAATCCCTCAAGTTGCTCAGTGAGTTCCTTGATACGTTTCTCGTCCGCACGCTTGGCTTTGCGTAACTTTTTAAGTAAGTCACTGCCATCCAAGTGTGTGTCGTTGTCGTTATCTTGGTCATCGTCTTCGTCGTCCCAGTAGTTGTTGCTCATAGCAACCCACCCTTCTATTCGTTGTTAGTTCGCAGGCCACAGTTCAGTTCGGGGAAACTGGCTGGCTCCTACTATCGGTCTATTACTCTGACGGGGCCGATAGGTCCGTTCAGGATTCTAGTATTGTCCTATTGTTTGCTGTGTAAGGCTTGTTCTATTCGTGCCTGATGTACCACTAAAGGATGCAATTTCACGCTGTGTAAGTTTCTGGCGCTTACGTTGTGCTGATGCTAGGCTATTGAATACCTCTTGCTCAGCTTCTGTCTGGCCATAACCATCAAGAGTTGAACCATAGATATCAGATAGTTTCTCAGCAGTTGGAAGGATATCTGCAATAGTTGCATAACCCTTCTGTGCCTCCGCCTGTGTAACACCCTGTGCTGCTAGTTGTTCAGCAACAGATACACCAGCTTGTAGTCCTTGACGTGCTGCTGCTACACCAATTTCAGATGCTGCAACCTGACGTTCAATCTTCTGGAACTGCTGGTTAGGGTCTAGTACGTAAGCAACTAGGTCTGATTGACCAATGCCATAGTAGTCACGCAATTGCTTTGAGATAGCAGGGTCAGCATTCTGTACACGCTGTACTGCTGTAACTACACGGTTAGAAAGTTCTGCTGCAGATACATCGTTAGCGATGAACTGAGATACGTAGTCATCAGTATCAAACTGCTTTAAGCCATAGGCACGCAAGACCTGACGGTATCCATCTTCTAGGTTAAGATACTCTGCTGGATTAAGAACCTGTAGGCCCTTCTTCATGCGTGCATCGTTAGCCTTGAAGCGTTGCTTGTACTCATCTGTTTCCATTAAATCAATGGTAATGGTTGCCTCAGTTGCTCCATCGATTGCAAGAGCACGAATCTTATTAGCAAGGCCACCTAAGTTGTAGCGAGCAAATCTATCTGTTAGAATCTTAATTGTTGATTCACGTTGTGCCAACTTCGCTGACTCTGCAGCAGCCTTGGCTGCTATGTCTGCTGCTGTTGTACCTGCTGTAGGGATTACCGTGTTACCAGTTACATTAATGTTAGCTGCAGCATTTGCTGCATTCTTTATTGCATCTGCAGAGGCTTTTGCTGCAGCTGCTGCTGCTGCGTTTGCTGCTGCTAGTGCAGCCTTTGCAGCTGCTAGTTCTGCTGCAGTTTTTGCTGCCGCAATAGCGGCTTCAGCTGCGGCCTTTTCTGCTGCAGCTTTTGCTGCTGCATCTGCTGCTGCTTTCGCAGCTGCGTCTGCTGCGGCTTTTGCTGCGGCATCCGCCGCGGCTTTATCTGCTGCTATTTTTGCAGCACTATTATTCGTTGTTACAACCCTGCCAGTTGCTGGGTCTACAGTAGATGTAATACCAATACTTCCATAAGACTCGGTAATCTGCTTTGCAGTCGCCGCAGCATTTGCTGCTGCGTCTAACTGAGCCTGGGTCTTACCAGTATTACCAACCTTGACGGTATAGTAAATATCTTCTGCTGATAATGTTTGTGCAGCCGCTTGCGCACTCTTTGCCGCCTGTGCTGCTTTGGCACGTGTAGCTGCAGCAGATTCAATTGCAGATATTGACTCTGTAGGCTTAGGCGCTACTGCTGCCTCAGCCGTTCTGAACTGCTCTAATGGACCAATACCCAATGCTCTGAGGTAATCTTCATAAGATGTCTGGTCTTCTGATGGAAGTGACGCCTGAATTGCTGCCCACTGTTGAGCTGTATATGCCATTATGCTAGTCCCCAATCGCGTAGAACTTTAAGAGACAATGAGTCAATAGTATTGCGTGCGTTATTTGTGTACTCCCACTCAGGCTTACTGCGTAGTTCTTTTTCAAACTGCCATAAAGGCTTAACCGCAGGCTTACCATCTGGTCCTATATACTGTAAAGCAGCACGTAGTGTTGGGTCTTCAAATGTAATTGAGTCAGCGTCGCGCTCAAGAATGTTAGCCATAGCACCCTTGTAGGCAGAAGCAATTGAATCAACGCTGATGCCGTTGTCAATCTGGTCAGAATAACCAGGGAATGCACTCGCTGCAGTAGCACGAATCTCTGCTTGAATGTCATCTACTGTAGTTGTTCCAGTAAATAAGTCTCTTGACTTCTGGTCCCAGTATGCCTGACCTAAGTACTTGCCTACACCAAATGAGTTTGCGTATGACTTAAGTGATGATGTATCCCCAATGATGTCTCCACCAAAGCCAGTAATCTTACCTGAGAATCGAATCAGTTCATCAAACTGGTTATCATCTAGTCCTCGTTCATATGCATTGACTGCAAGACTATCAAAGTCTGCCATGTTAATCTTAACACCAGCAGTAACTAGTCGCTTACGAGCGGCAGTCTTATACTTATCTAAAGAATCTAAATATACTCCAGGTTGTTCAACCTTTTCCTTCACTCGCTTCTTTACGAGAGGGCTAAGGTCTTGGTAGTATGAAGTCTTATATAGTTCTTCTAGAGCCTTACCAGTATTACCTGCTTTAAAGAACTCATAGATTGGCTTTAATTCAGGGTATGCAGCAAGCAGTGCTTCGCTAATACCATAAGAGATAGCAGTCTGTACACCCTCTTGCGCTGCCTTTGCAGCAGCATCTGCTGCAGCATTTGTACCCGTTGTGCTGGCATTTGTCATACCCAGCATAGCCTTTTCTTCTTCTGTTAAAGAAGCAAGGCCGCTTCTTTGTAGTTTGGCTAAGGCCGCTTGTATTTGTGCTTGAGTCCAAATCATTACGCACCTGCCACATTTCCTGATAGCCAGTCAGCAAACCGAATACGAGATGTACGGTCGGCGTCGTCTGGGTTGAGTTCTATTAGTTTCTGCTCAACTGTAGATTGAATCTCACCTGCTGTTAATCCTGGCGTAGTTGTCTGTACATTTTCCATCTTGCCAGTCTTCTTATTCTTAACCTTCTTGTATTCAGTTAAGGTTCCTGTATTGAGTTTCTCTAACTCTTTAAACAGCTCTTCCTTTTCATCGTCCTTTAGGGTGCGCATAAGTTTCTTTTCAGCCCAGGTATCAAAAGCCTGGAATGATGTAGCCCTATCTAGTTTAGAAATGCTACGTGTGGGCAGGGTTGGCTCGTTACCCTTAACGTTCTTTAATGTATCAGCTAGAAGTTGCATAGGTGTAACCTTGGCACCCTTGCCGCCTTGGTAGATTTCAGCTGCAGTATTAACTAGTTGCGACCAAATTCCATATGCTTCAACCTGACCAATAGACTGACCCTTGGCTGCATATGCACCAATAATTTTGCTTTGCAGTGCTTCATCTTTCCAGAAGTCAGTAATGACGGTATTTTTAAATCCAGTTTCTGGTGTTACAGTACTTACTGGTACGCCACCCTTAAACTTCAAACCACCAGGCTTGGTTGATTCACCGAAATAAACAAGTGCTGTAGTTCCAATTCCACCTGGAGCGAAGGTTCCTTTATTATTTAAATCAACACCACCAGCCAATAGGTCCGCTATAACATCTTCAGATATCTGCGGAACATTTTCAGCAAAACGCTTAGCCTCAATCTTCTTAATAGCTTCTTTGACTGTTTCTTCTGGCTTTACATTACCAGCGGTTAGACCAGCAAGTTGTTTGTTGATATTTTCTAGGGCGATAAGGTCTGACTGCGATTGCTTCTGAGCCTTTATTCTAGCAGCACTGTCTGCAGAGGTAAGAAAGATAGAACTATTCTTTGCAAGCCTCTTAGTGAGTATCGCTTTATCAGCTTCTAGCTGTTTCTTATTCGCCATGTTATAGTCCTGAACCTAGGTATTTGTCATAGATTCTATCCTGTGATAGGAATCTGTCGTAAATATTTGCAAACTCTAAGTCACCAGCCTTAAGCTGATTGATATAGTAGTCAAGAACCATTCGCAAATCCTGGTTCTGTTTAGCATCTATGTTGCTAGATGGTCTTGCACTTAAAGATGATGCGATGCTATCGCGTATCTTCATGTACAAAGCAACTGACTTCCATGTAGGGTCGTCTCCGTTATCCTTCATAAAGGTGTCATCAGAGATAATCTTTCTAAACCCTGAGATAGTCTTTGCTGACTTTGTTCCATCAACGTCACGATAGTCTTGATACCATGCACTAACTTCACCCGTTGGCTCTCCAGTCTCTGGATTAACGTTAGTTGCTAGTTGTTGAATAACTTGTTGCTTTGCATATGCTAGGTCTTCAGCACCCGATTGCTGGAATGAAGTTAATCCACGCTTTTCAAGGTGAGCATCTAGTATGACCATAGCACGACGGTACTTAGCCCAGCCCTCACGAGCAGCGTTTTGCATCTGTGCTTCTTTAGGGTCTTGCTTAGAACGGTATGTCTCAGGTGTTCCTGGTGCGATTGCAGTCTCTGACTGCCACCAGTATGCTGTAGGATTAAACTTAGCAGCACCTGAACCCTTAGTAATCAAACCAACTAAGTATGAGTTATCCCCTACCACATCGCTGATTAATCTGTTGTATCGCTTAGCATTCTGTACGTCATCCATTGTAGCCTGTGAACCTGTAGGGTTTTTAGACAATGATGTAGCAAATTCAAAGTATTCTGGAAAGTCCTCAAGGAACTTGGCGTCTGCACCCAAGCCATAAGTACGGCTATACTCACGCCACTTATCCATGTAAAGTCTGTATGGACTTTCAAACTGTGGAGCGAAAGGCAGAATCAAGTTAGCAGCCACACGCATCTTGTAAAATGCGTCTGTCTTATCCTTAATTTCAGCATCAGTTAGGTATGGTCGATTGAGTTCTTGAGACTTCTGCTGCTCTGTTAGCCAGATAAGCTGGTAAGTTTTAGCATAATCATCATTGTTTAATCCTTGTACACCCTTTAGAAGGTTACGCCCCCATGTAGGTAAGAATTGATTCAATGAAGCATCAGGTCCATATGGGAATGCAAAGGATACAACCTCTTCTAATTCAGGTTTTAACTTCAGTACATTTGCTACAGGAATAGCAGCGAATGGACCGACAGATACACCGAATGGGTTACCTTGGAAGATAACATCGAGGCTTCTCTTGCTAATACCAACTTGGTCAAGAGATGAAAGTCCCTCACCAATGATAGGAAGCTTCTTAAGCGACTTAGGAATCGGTAACCACATAGTGTCATTAGCGTTTAGCGCTTGTCCTGGTAGGACTGGCTCGCCTGTTTCTTCATTAGTGATTAACCCTGAGCGTTCAGGTGCATTCCATACAACGTTAGCGCGGTTTAGAATAGCAGGGTTATCCATAGCAATCTTGAACCATGTCTTAACTGCGTTCTCTTGTGCAGAGAAAAATGGTGATACAAAGCGTAGCATATGCGCAGCATTAGAACGACGCTCTACATTGTAAAGAATAGCCTTAACGCCCTTCATGGCGTCAGCTCTAGCACCAGCAGTTAAGTTGTACTGTAATTCAGCAAACTCTTCACGAGTGTACTGGCCACCCTTTAAGAACTCTGCTGTTGCAAAGCGCTTTTGGATTGACTTTTCGTATAGGTCAATAAACAATGGATGACGTGCCCAGTTGTCTTCAGGTATAGTCGCTAGATACTTAAACAAAGAACTAGTGATACGGTTAGATACGGCACGAACTGTTAAGTTCATGTTAGCATCTAGTAGGTGGCCATGCACAATAGGTAGCGCATTAGGGTCACGGATTGCATCACGAAGGAATGCCTCTGTTACCTTGCCACCCTCTTCTCCTGGAAGAGCTGACATAATCTTTTCACGAATACCGTATCCCTGAGGAATATAGTCATCTAAAAACTTTTGCGCTGTTGTTACATACTCTAAAGAATCTGCACGTGCAAGTCCAAGACGAGCACGGAGTTCTTTATTATCAGCAAGTTCTTTTGCTACTTCATCAACACTCTTGCCAGCCATAAGTCCACGAGGAACTGCGGCATTGGCAAATGTCTCATTGATAGCATTTGCCCACTCTTGGTAATAGTTGACATCTCCTGGGCGCACAGCGCCACGGCCCTTGCTTGCTACATTTGTACCATAGATGGTTGAGTAGTCTTCAAGAAGAGAGTAAAATGTGCGCTGTGATGAGTTTAACTCACGGAACAATCCACCGTTTGGTCCACCGAATGCTCCGTAGACAGTATGCTTTGTACCATCAGCACCATCAAGTGTTGAATTCAATTCGATATCTGATTCACCGATGCGCTTCTTGCGAGAGGCTACCTTTGATTCTTCTAATCTTGTCAAAGTTGCGTTATTGCCTTCGTAGGATACATTAGCAGCCTGAAGTGCTTTCTTTTTTACAACAAGTTCTCCAATTAAATCAGGATTACTTGGGTCTAAAGCAACTTGCCTATCAAGATTTGCAACTTCCTTAGTCAAACGTGCAACTTCTGCACCATTTTTTTGAAGTTCATCTTTAACAGTTTTGTAATCTAATTTAATTGTTGTGTTATAGTTGTCAACCATTCTTTGCTTGGCAACTGAACTGTTATCTATTAGATTTTTTGCACCTTCGCCAGCATGACGTAGTGAAGCCATTGCTCCTACTGTAGCCCAGATGCGAAGTTGAGAATCAACAGCGTTACGAATAGGATATCCAAGGCGCAGAAGAACTGCAGCCTTCCATAAATCATTTGTTACTGTAACGACATCTTTTACGCTACCAGAAACTGCAAGAATTGCGCTCTTGTTGCGCTGGATTACTGAGTCAATAGTATCAAAATCTGCAATTGGCAAAAAGTTTGCTGTCTGAGATTCAAATAATGGTACCTTAATCATTTGATTAAGTTCTTTGTCAAAGATAAATCCGTCTTCTTTGGCTTCAGTCATTCTTCCTGTGCGCAATTTTACATGGTAATTAAAAAGTTGCTCTGCATCTTCTGGAGAAACTCCATGCTTTGCAGCAACAATTCTATAACCAGTTTGCTCAAGCTCGTTAACTACGCGAGCACGTGCTTCTGGAGTAGTTGCTGCTGCATATCGCTGGATATATGACATCGCGTCTGCAGGCGTAAAAGTTCCTAATTGCGTACGCGTAATAAGAGCGGTGCCTTTTGTAGGGATAGGCTTAGATAATTTTACTAAACGGTCTGTTACTGCTGTAATTTCGCGGACTGACTCACCTTCATTAAGGTTTACCACGCCAGATGGACGCTCACGGAACGGCCAAGTTACAGAGTAATAAAGTTTATGGAACGGTGTTGGCTGATACATTGAAATTTTTGCATCACCAACCGCTGCTGAATGATATATACTGCTTTTAGCAGAAGCAATAAATCTACCAGTTCCCTGAAATAATCCACCCGCACCTTCGGTGATAGATGGAGTATCTGAAATATTAATCAAAGTATCTACATAACGGTCATGCTTAGCCCATGCTGAAATGAAATCACGGTCAGCCTGAATCTCTTCAGGTGAGCGTAGTGCAAACTGAAGCATATCATCTGACGTTGCGTCGATTAACTTTGCTTCTTCATTAAGAAGAACTTTGTAATCACTCATTGAGATTTCGCCGTTTGCGATACGCAAAGGCGCAGCAATGTCTGGACGCTTTAATTCGTCAAGAATATCTATACCGCTCTTGTCTCCCATGACGGCGAGCATTGTATTAATTGCTTCTTCTTTTGTTGCAGAAATACCTAGTAGGTAAGAAGTCGTTGCTTCGTTATTACTGCCTTTAATCCAAGGGTGATTCTGTGCCCAGACAATATCATTCTTTGCAAAATCATCTGCAAGCCTAGAGTACTTTTCTGCCAACTTGTTTGTTGTAGGAATACCTGAGCGAACTTCACGAAGTGCAAGGATTGCATCTTTTGCAGAATCTGCTGCACGCTTGCTAGCGATTAACTTACCGCCAACGATGGATACATCTCCTGCAAACTGTGTAATTGTATCTACAGTTCCAGATAAACCTCTACCGATAAGGCTATTAGAAAATGCTTCTTCACGTTGCTTTTCATCATAAATGTCAAAGTCAGAATCCATGAATTTTGGAGTCAGTTCATCTGGTAAGAAATCTCCAAGAGTCTGACCAAACTGTGCAGTTAATGCCTGACCAAAAGAAATTTCATTACGTGCTTCCCAGGCTTTTTTCCACTCTTCAGATATGGAGCCTTTGCCACGGTTTGAGCCAAACAATGTCAGAGCAGAAAGTGGTTCACGAATTAAGTTGCGGTTAGTTGCTTCAACTGCTGCAATAACTCCACCAACTGGGCGGGCAACATTTTTTGCAAAGTCAGTTCCTGCTTGTTTTAATGTACCAAGAAAAGTATCGTACTCTTCTCTATCGTTCCAAGGGGCAGTTCCTAGGTCCCACGCAAGTTTAGGCAGAGCTAAAACACCAAGACCAACATCTCCAACCCAATCTATGGTTCCTTTTGTAAGGTCACCAATTCGGTTCCAGATGCTCATTGCACCTCGTTCATTAATATTGCTAAAGTTCGTCTTGTCTCAGGAGATGTATTGGGACGAGATGCAATGTAACTTAAAACTGGATAGTAAGAAGAAATACTTTTATTAAACTCAGCTGAACTGTCGTTCATATTTGGAAGCATTAAAGCTTCTGCGCCAGGGCCTGCGCCCATGTTAATGCCAGCCATTACTGACTCATCAGGATTCATTGTTGGGTCTGTAAGAGGAGTTACAGGAGGAAGCTGTGGCGCAACATCCATTGAACGTGCTGCCATTGGTGATGGGGCTTTTGCCATAGGAGCACCCGCTGCTTGTTCATTAATTTGCTTGTTCATTCCATATGCAAATCCTTCAGCAACGCGACCGTCAGTACGACGTGAAAGTGCACCTGGACCTGAAACTGGAGCAGGGTTACCTGGCTTACGATATCCGCCTTGTACTGCCATGTTTCCTCCTACTTAGTAAATTGCTCAAAGATATGAAACGGCGGAGCCGTCTCGTTATTATTAACTGCTGCAATTCTCATTGCATCTAGCAATGTAGTTCCTGCATGTAGTGCTCCAACTGCAAAGTCACCACCAGAACCAATGCCATAAAATCCTGTGCTGTTCATCCCAACTGAGAAATCAGAATCTATCTCAAAGATAGTTCCATTAATTCCTAGTAGAAGACTTAATTCAAACTTGTTATCGTCATCATCTGACGTTTTATTAAAGTCTACACCTGCTTCAGTAAGTGCCGCCTTAAGTGATGGCACTACTTTGTTAATTGCAAACTCGTATAAGTTTGCTTTAGCCTTTACCGTAACTAGTGGAGGCGTCCACCCGTGGAGTACCACTTGTAAACTACGATAGTTACCAGCACCAGAAATAATATAACTTCCACGTTCAACTGCCTTTGTCATGTCGGGATGAGTATAAACTTTACCAGCAGCGTTGATTCGACTGTCTGCTACGATTACACACTTGTCTTCGTGCTGAACACCGATAATCGTAGTCATTGTCCCCTCCTAGATTATATGCGTCGCGTTGAACGAACGCTTGCTGTTGGCTTTCCACCACCAGTAATACCTGATAGTAAGCTCATAATGTCTGGTGGCGCTGCCTCAATTTGAGGTGTAGCGCCTCCTGCTGGAACGCCAGCGGGAACAGGGGACGGTTGCTCAACCGCTTGTTGGGCTCCAGCAGGAGGAACTGGTTGCGGCTGTGGCGCAAAGACTTCTTCAATGACGTCCTCTAGTGCCTGTCCCTTTTGGCGTGCCTTAATGACAGCCGCAATCTGTCGCACTACTTCAGAAGCGTCCTGGCCTTGCATAGCCATCTGCGGTATCGCTTGAGAGAGTGCAGTAATGGAACCGAGAAGTGATGCTCGCATACTCTCGATTTCAATCTTTTCTACTTCTTGGGTTACGTTAACTGTAAATGGAAGTTCACGCATTGCCATATCCTTGGAGATAAGTCCACCACCAAGTGCTTGCAACATAAAGATAAGTCCCTGTGCAGGATTAAGTCCTGCCAACATACCATAACGAACATCGGCTGAATAGTCGCCCTTGATGTCCTTCTTAGGGTTGTATGTAATTTCATATGGTGAACCTGAGTCTACACCACGGATTGTCTTTTCATCTGGGAAAATTATTTCATCAACTTGGAAACAAAGTTGGATTACATCGCGCAGCGCTGATGCAAAAATTGCTTGTGCTGACTTAACCTGTGTATCAAAGGCTCCCATAAGAGCCTGTACACCTTGGCCAGTAACAACTGATGCGCTGATATTTCCTGTACGTGATTCAGGGTAACGTGTACCAACACGCAATTCTTGACCAAGCAATGTCTGCTCAGTAAACGCGCCTGGCGGAATATTAAGTTCTACGCGGCGGACTCCTGCTGGGTTGGCTGTACGAATAACAGCGTCGCCACCAAGTTGCAACTCTTGTACATCTTGTGGAAGTACGATAGGAGCTTGTACAGATTTCTCTGCAGCTTCCATTGCAAGCAACGCAAAGCGGTTGCGAAGCAACTGGATACCAAGGACGTCGTCAAACTGTCCACGTAGTTCATCATCGATAGATGGCTTACGTGCTACTACAACCATCATTTTACCCAATGGATTCTTAGCACGTGATAGTACTAAGTTATTCTTTGTAGGGATGTAGATGATTGATTGGTCTTTGTCATAGTAGCGAATCATTTCAACCTGAGTATTTAAGTCTTGCTTGTAGCCAAAGCCACCTAGCAAGGAGTATTCATACTCAGGATATAATGCGACTAACTCAGCCAAAGAAGTCATGTAGCGTTTTGCAAAGGCAATGCAGCGTCCGTAGCGGTCGAATTCTGGGTAAGCACCCACAGGGTTTTCTAGGCGGATGCGCGGCAACTTTGCTTCCTCATCCAATTCAATAAAGAATGGGAGGAAACCGTAAGTGATATACCAGTCTGCACCTTGGTACATGTGTACTGCAAGGTCAGAGTGTGAAAAATAATTAGAGGCGATACGTGTGCGCTTGTCAGCAAATGAACGCGCTCTATCTGAAACAGAGTTGGCAGCCGAACAGTTGACCGCAGGTAGTGGTGCCATAACTTCTGACAAGTCGCTTGCGACAACGTCAATAAAGTTTGCAACTACGTTAGCGTCTACTCCGTCTGGGAAGAAGTCAGGATAGACAGATGCAATGTTACCCTTGCGGACCGAAAGAACGTCGAGGTTGCGACCGTCGCGTTCAGCGTTGCGGAAGCGAAGGTTCTCGACTCTCGCCGCAACTTGTTCGATTGATAATGCCATTGTTATCCTAACTATAAGTTTCTTGCCATTGCTCAGCGAATGCTTCGTCTAAGTTCAATGACATTCTGCTTTGCTTTTGGTATCTGGTTGCCCAGCGATTATTTTGGAACTGACCAACCTTGCTGCCTTGTTGCATTAATTCGCGGATGCGAATGATAGCAAACCATAAAGCCATCACGCAGTCAGTTGGGTTCTTAGTATCTGGCTTCCAGGTAATGAGTTGCTGTACAAGAGACTTGAGTCCCTCTGAGCCTTCGTTGCTTGGTAGTTCGATTAGACCGTTGTCTTGGTAGCGACCATCATGTATAGTACCAAAAAGGCTAGACATAGATGCTACACCGAAAGATGTGTCCCACTTGTTCTTACCAGTAAAGTGTGAGTTTAACTGGCAGCCGTAGGTAGCCAGATAGTTACGCAGGTCAGTGTCCATAGCGTAGTACTTCTGGTGTGCGTTAATTTCCACACGAAACTCTTGAGGGCTATACTTCTCGACCCACTCACGAATCAGAGCGTTCTCCTTTTGAGGAGTAGGGTCTGCCATGTTGACGCAGTCAAGTACATAAATCGTACTATCGTCACGGTTAAGAGTTACGGCTACAAAAGCTGAACGGCCAGATACGGCAGGGTCAAAGCCAATTACTGTGTAAGTCGAGCCTGCTCTTTGCGGGTGTCCTGGAGTACCTGGTTTAAGCGGTCCACGCTTTCGCATACCGTTAACACATCCTGCAACTGCTGTTGGCGAGAATATAGAATCGGACTGGACGTCTTCTTGTTGGTAGACCATAGCCCAGACAGATGCCGCAACTTCAGAGCGGCGCGTAAATAAAGAGGGTCCATCCCATTTCGGATAAAGTCCATTGTCATCAGGCTCATCAATCTCGTTCTCCTGCATTGTGGTCTTAGGCCACAGCGTCTTCCAGTTTTCAGGCTTCTCGTCAAACTGAAGTACGGCAGGCATTGCAAAGTAAGTAAAGGGTGATTTGCCACCAGACCACTGTTGAGGGTCACGTAGCATTTTGTATAGGTCAATTGGTGCAACTCGAGTGCCAACGATAATTAATTTACCATGTCGCCCAAGGCGGGTAATAACTTCCTTTTGAATC